CTTAGCTTTGTTACCTCCTACTAACTTCTTGGCAATGATATACTTAAGATCATAATTAAATGCTGCTTCGTGTTTAATTATTTCTGTAATTCTATCTATAACTTTTTGATCAATAGGATTCTTCTCTGCATAGTATAAACCAAAGTTTGTTATACGACTAGTCAATAGACTTGCTATGTCAGCTCTGTATCCGCTATAATCATTTGTTATATTGGTGATTTCTTCAATAACTGTTTTAGTATCTCCTTCTAATAGCATTCGTTTAGGTGTGATAAGCTTATCTAATTTGTTTGCAATAAACTGCGTAAACAAACTTGCTACTTCTGTACCTACAGAACCTTCTCCTATTTGTTGGATTAATCCTAGTTGTTCTTCAAACTTTGGGATAGAACTAATTGCATTAAAGAATGTAGTAATGGATCTTGGATTAACTCTTTCATTAACTACCTCTGGATGCATTAATAAGAAGTTGATACATCTGCCATCAATGTTATTAGCTTCTGCCCACTCTGCCCATCTATCTACGTCAAACTTAAATTCAACACTAACAAATCTGGTTCTTTGTGCAACATCAATACTATTTACCATATAGTTACCATCGTCAGGGTTAGCTGTTAATAGTATATGCCAGTCTTTAGGCAGCTTCCATGATATGTATTCTTGACGGTCTACTAGTTCCATTACTGCTTGAATAAATCTTACATCTGCTCTGTTCCAGTCATCTAGTAATAAGATACCACCACCTATTTTATCTGCAATCCATTCTGGTGGACAGTATGACATTCTTTTTTGACCAGTGAATTTATATCCTTGTCTACTGTATTCTTCTACTGCATGCTCATCAATCCACTGATGTACTTTTAATCCAGATTCAGCTTCCTTAAGCATCTTAAATTGTCTAATAGGAAAGCCTACAAGGTCACCTAGTTCTTCTATCTGAGCTAAATTCAGCTTTACAAAGTTTAACTTTTCATCTGTTGCTAACTGAATTACACTACTTGTTTTACCTAAACCTGATTCACCAATAATCTCTACTGCTACAGGGTTCTTACCCTCCGCTTGTATATGACGATTATTGCTAATCATGTGCATTAAAAAACTTTTTAATTCATTACTGTCTAATCTTACGCTATTACTTTTCATAATTCTAATTTAATTTTTTCTCCAGGGAGATCATCATTCATTTCACTTTCACTACTTAACACCCATAGGATGTTTCCTTTTGCATTAATTGGAGGACTACATTCACCATCTGTAAAGTATATTAAACAGCTTATCTCATTGAAGTGCTCGTTATAATAGTCTATTACAGGTTGAAAATCTGTTCCTCCTCTACCATGTATAGCATAATCTTCACCTGGTTTGTATTTACCTACATGAGATATAGCTGTATCACACTGTACTATAGTAACATCATTACCTGTTTTATTTAGGTGATGTATCTCGTATAGAAATTCTTGGAGCTCTTCTTTCTTTACAGATCCTGATGTATCTATACCTACTAATATGTGTTTCTTTTGTTTGATTTTAAGACCTGGATTGTCTTCATATCTTTTGCTAAACTTCCTTCTGGACTTTTTTGTATAAACCTTAATAGATTTACCAGCAAATCTTCTGACATGTGATTTCCAATCAAACTTAGGTTCAGGTATTTCTAGTAGCTTTTGAAGTATATCTTTAAATTCTCCTGGTACACTACCGTGTGATTTCTCTACAGTTTCTGCAATATTCTTAAGTATACCTGATACCTGATCTCTAATAACACGTTGTGAACCTTCATCTAAAGAATCCATTTCATCCCAATCATGCTCTGATAACTGAACTACTGTACCATCAGGTAATGTAACTGATGTATCTCCATTCTCAATAGCTTTCTTAAGGCACTCTTGTACCTCATCCTTCAACTCCTTGAGCTTATCATAATAATATTTAGTACCTTTCTTTTCCTCTAATTTTAATTCAGGAAATGTTGAAAGTCCCATAGCGCCTTCTGGCAGCCACGTAGGATCAATGTACTGGTTGATCTCTATATCCATTGCAATATTTGCTAACTTATGATCTGTTAGATGTTTATAATCTGTTAGATGGAATAAGGCAATATGCATTAACTCATGCTTAAGTATACCTTTCTTTTGTAAAGGTGTCAACTTCTCCCAAAATGTTGGGCTTATCTTTAAACCAAAAGAGATACCTGATACTCCTACACATGCAGTAGATACCTTTTCATCCCATTGTTTATTTAATGATACTAGAAATAGACCGTAAAAAGGTTCACTAAACATCAGTTCTTTAGTAGCTTTAGCTAAGCTTTCCTGATGTATGTTCATATGTATTAATAGTTTAACAATAATCTTTTCATTGAACTTACAGCACTTGCTTTATAAACTAAATGTTCAAGTGTTTGTAAATCTTTAATGCTGATACAATTTATATTAACTTTAACTGCCTCACTTGCAAAATCAGTAGATGGAAATAATAACTGTATCATATAATTATCATCTATACCATAATTTTTGCTTAAAAACAGAATTACGTTTAAATGAAATTTACTTATGTACTTTTGATTATTTGCATCAATACAATCCCATCCGTTTTCCAATAAATTTTCATGTGTTATCTTCATCTTACTTTAGATTTAATATTTAATTCTTTAAGAATATCAATCATTTTTCTGTCTACATATTTTGCTACTTTGTGTTTTGATTTTGCTACAAACATTTCTTCTATTTCAGATAATATAAGATACTGTGCACGTAATTCAATTACTCTTAGTGGATCCATACTACTTTGATTTATAAAATTTACCTAATATATTGGAGTTCAAATACATATCATAATCTAATACATCATTACAGAATAGATGCTTAGCTTCTTGATAAGTTAGCTCTGTAGGACTGTGACATATCATCAGTATTTTTCTACGTATTTTAACTCCATCTTTATGCGCTTTCTTAAGCACTTCATTGCTACTGTAATACTTCTGATAAACAGTTTTTCTTACACGCTTGTATGTCTTAAGGCGTTTATCTGTTTGCTGAGCTAATACTTTTTTACCCAGCTTTGTTTTAACATCTGAGTAAAAGTTTTTCTTTCCAATATATATACGAGATTTTCCATCTATAACTGCTGTCATTTCATATACAAAACCTACAGCTCCTTCAGGTATCATGTCTTCAGTAAATTCTATATTGTTATAGATCCAACTGTCAAAATAACTACTCATGCTTCAAACTTTTTGGTGTTAATACTTTCTTTAATATAGGATGTAATACAATCTTTACATTGCTCATTCCATAATCTCTAATTGAATCTGATAGATCTTTACTCATCTGTAGATGAATTGATTCTATACCGTAGTCATCTTTGTATTTCTGCATAGATTTCATACCTGCTACATCATCATCAAACATTGTACATACTGTAGTATATCTTTCAAGGTACGCACTCATTATTTCTTTTGGAATTCTAGAGTTCTCGCTATCTGGTGCTACTGCATCAATGTTGTTGAACTTCATTGCTTTCAATGCCATTACATCTTTTAATGAACTGCATATGACTAGATACTTATTTGTTTCTGTTAATTGATCTGATCCTTGTATATAATCATTTACCTTAATGAACTTCTTATTCTTCTGCATAGGCTGATATACCTTGCAGAGATCTCCTTGTTTATTAAAGTAACCATATACATTTAGTCTAGCTATCTTTATTACTTCCTCTTTACCATCTGAATATTGTCTGCACATTGTATACTCCTGTAGAGGAACTACTCCATAGTGCTTTAATACATCAGATCCTATACCAAATTGCAACCAATATGCTGCATCAATATTATTCCAACCACGCGTTACAAATTCTGTAATCTTATATTTTGGTGTAGGAATTATATGCTTTCTTATTTGGTCATCATTTGATAAATCTCCTTTACTAAGATATAGATTATAATCATCCATAATTTTACTACATGCACTAGCATATGATATGTTAAACATATCTGATACTAATCCTGCACCATTACCTGATTTATCTGTAGAGAAATCTTTGTACTTGTACATCTTATCTGCATCAGAATAATAGATGCACATTGAAGGAGTTTTTTCTGCTTTAAATATGGAATGTATCTTGATAGACTGACCTGTAAGCTTTTCATTTAAGTTCAAATAACTTTCAAATATCCAGTTACTTGGAACATCTTCAATAAAAAATACTGCGGGGTTTGACTTTAGCATAGTA